ACCAAGCATTAAGTTTGGTATTAGATAGAACTAACGATCTTTTATCTTTTGCTGACTCATACTGTGCTTTAGTTGATGCATATGCAGATGGATTAGAGAACGGAACTGATATAGGAGGATTAAATCAAGATTTATTAGACGAATATGGGGGTATACTTTTCCAAATGGCTAATGCTCTAGAGTTAATGTTAGATGACCAAGATGATGGTAGTCTTTTTGATGACGCAACTCAAGAAATGTTAGAGTTAATTGAAGACTATGCTATAGAAGAATTTATACCTGAAGGAATAAAGTCAAGACTTAGAAGAAGAAGAATAGATGATAGCTTTGGAACCTTAGACGGAGATAATAAAAATACTGATCAAGGAGATGGTCTTAATTTAGGACCTGACGGATTACCATTAGGTGGAGTTGGGGCTACTGGTATAGATATACCTGATACTAACGCAGAATTATACGAAGCAATAGACGGTAACATATATATTTTAAAAGTAGAAGATGATCCTACTTCACCTGAAGTAGCATTAAGGAGATTTGGAGTTGCACAAACTACAGAAGGGGTTACCGTTTTAAAATCTCCTCCTACTTTTACGACAAAAGCAAAAACTATTTTAGCTGATATCAAAGTAAGATTAGATACTCAGCTATCAATACTTTAATTATTAGATATTTATTATTATGAAACTAGATACATTACGAAAAGTAATAAGAGAAGAAGTAAAAGCAGCTATAAAAGAAGAGCTGCAAGACATGCTTACTGAAGCCGTTAAGGTTGCCAGTACACCAACTACTACTAATGTACAAAAGTCGAATGATTACAAACCAGTTGTACAGAAAGATTTAAAAAGAACCTGGTCGTCAGGTAAGATAAATTCAGGAACAGTTCCTCTAGAAGAAATGCTTAAGCAAACAGCAGGAACAATGACTGACGATGATTATAAACAAATAGTAAATGCACAAGCTCCTACGCAAGGAGCAGCAGCAACTAGTACATTAGCTAATCAAATGGGTCTTACTGAAAATAGCGGACCTATGCCAGGAATAGATATTAGCAAATTAGATTTTGTTAGTAAAGCTAAAAGCGTGTTAGACGCTGCTTATAAAAAAGATAAAAATAGACAACCAGTATAATGGCATTTGAAGCTAAAAAAATTAACCCACTTGATCGTCAGCCCCGTAAGGCTATAGGTATATCTTTACCTTTTACAGGTCTAGGTGTATTTAATTCAACTTTTGCTACTAAAGATGCTATAAAAAATAATTTAATTAACTTTTTCTTAACCGGGAAAAGCGAGAGATTCCTTAACCCTACTTTTGGTACTGGGTTAAGAAACTTATTATTTGAAAATATTGATAAAGATAATGTAGACGCTATAGACGGAGAAATAAGAGATTCATTACGAAATAATTTTCCTGCAGTTCTACCAATTAAAATAAATACAGTCGGAACACCCGATACTAATACAGTAACCTTTAGTATGAAATATCAAATACAAGATACAGGTATAGAAGATACTTTAGCTATTAACTTTGAACTATAATGAAAGAAGTAAGAGACATAAAATATATTAATAGAGATTTTAATGATTTTAAAAATTCATTAGTTGAATTTGCTAAAAATTATTTTCCTGATACCTATAATGACTTTTCTCCTACCTCTCCAGGTATGATGTTTATAGAAATGGCAGCATATGTAGGTGACGTGCTTTCATTCTACTCTGATACGCAGCTACAAGAAACTTTTGTACAACATGCTAAAAATCCTGAAAATCTTTATTCACTAGCATATACTCTTGGATATAGACCTAAAATAACTACTGTATCTGAAGTTGAAATTGAAGTAACTCAAAACGTAGCAGCAGCAGGTTCTAACTATGAACCTAATTTTGACCAAGCCTTAGTAGTTTCAGCGAACGCTCAACTTAAAGCAACTACCTCAGGTCAACCTGCATTTTTAATAGATCAATCTATAGACTTTAGTTTTTCAAGCTCTTTAGATCCTACTACTATTACTGTAGCATCTATTGCCGGGGGTAATCCTGCTGAATATACGTTAAAAAAGAAAGCAAAAGCATTTTCAGCAGAAGTAGTAGAAATAGTTGAAATAGTTGCTAACGCTGAAAAGTTTAAAACTATAACAATTGAAGATACTGATATTATAGGAATACTATCTCTAAAGGATGGCTCAGACAATTTTTATTCAGAAGTACCTTATCTAGGACAAGAGACAGTTTATGATGAAGTTGCTAATACTGACTCAGATTCTAATTCTGTACTTAATAAATTAACTCTTAAAAAAGCTCCATATAGATTCGTAACAAGATTTAATGCAGCAGGTAATCTACAAATTCAATTCGGAGCAGGTATAAGTGAATCAGATGATTCAGTTATTATACCTAACCCTACTAATGTAGGTATTGGAAACGCTGACGGAGTATCAAGAATCGACCACTCATATGATCCTTCTAACTTTTTATTTTCAAGAACTTACGGTATAGCTCCTTCAAACACAGCCTTTACTATAAAATATTTGAAAGGAGGAGGAATTAACGCCAACGTACCCGCCAACACTATAACTCAACAATCGTCTGTAACATCTACAGCTACAGATACAACTTATCAAGGTACACTTGCATTTAATAACCCCTTACCTGCTACCGGGGGTAAAGACGGAGACACAGTACAAGAAATAAGAGAAAACTCTCTACGTGCTTTTAACGAACAAGGTAGAGCAGTAACTTTACAAGATTATAACGTAAGAGCTCAGTCGCTACCAGCTAGATTTGGAACAGTAGCAAAAACGTTCGTTACTAAAGACGAAGCTACAGCTGATGAAGCCGGAACATCGTTAGTAAGCGATAACCCATTTTCTTTATCACTTTATACTTTAGCTTATGATAATAATAAAAAATTAATCTATTCGACTGATAATCTTAAGAAAAATTTGAAAAACTATCTATCTCAATATATGATGATATCTGATAGTATTAATATTAAAGATGCTTTCATAGTAAATATAGGTGTTAACTTCGAAGTATTAGCATTACCAAGCTATACAGGTAGACAAGTACTTCTAGACTGTATTCAAAGACTAAAAGAATATTTTACAACAGCTAATAGAAGTATTAATCAACCTATAAATTTAGCTAGAATAACAACAGTATTAGATAGAGTTAAAGGAGTTCAAACAGTGCAGAAACTACAAATAACTAATAAAGTAGGAGGGAACTATTCCGAATTTGCTTACGATATAAACGGAGCTACAAGAAATAGTGTAATATACCCTTCATATGATCCGTGCTTCTTTGAAGTAAAATTCCCAGACACAGATATAAAAGGAAGAATAATAACAGTTTAAAATGGCAATATATAGATTATATCCTGAAGCAGATACATTTATCACTACATTTAAATCAGAATCCAATGCAGGTTTAGATGAAATAGTAGAAATAGGTGGTTTTCCTAATAAAACTATATTAGGAGAAACTTCTAGAATATTAGTAAAATTTAAAAATACTGAAATTCAATCTACTTTAAACAATATAGCAGATATTTCATTTTCAGCTAGCCTTAATTACTCTATAGCTGATGCTACTGAATTAGCTGAATCTGTATCTATATATGCATGGCCTCTAGCTGAATCTTTTACAAAAGGAGTAGGTAAAATAGATGATACTCCTGTTGATAGATCTGGAGCAACATGGAAACATAGAGATAAAAATAGAAGTAATGCTTGGCAAGTATCAGTTTTCGCCACTAACGCTACAGGTTCATATTCAGGTAGTTTACTAGGAGGTGGAGTTTGGTTTACAGGTTCAAATAATATTGATCTCGAAAGTACTTCTTCTATTACTTCAGTTGACAAAAAAGATATTGATATAAATGTTACTGAAGCAGTTAAACTTCATTTTTCTTCTTCAATTACTAATAACGGATTTATCTTAAAATTAGATGATAGTTTAGAGTTTAGTACTACATCATCATTAAAATTAAAATATTTTTCAAAAAATACAAATACTATTTATAGACCGTATATTGAATTTAAATGGGATGAATCTTCATTTGTAACAGGTAGCAACTCGGTAATCACTACTGATAAAGCAACTATAGGAGTAAATAATAACTCAGGAGAATATACCAATAACGGTAAAAAAAGATTCAGAATAACTAGTAAACCTAAGTACCCTACCAGAACCTTTACTACTAGCTCTATATATAAAACTAACTTTGCTTTACCTTCTTCTAGTACTTATGCTATACAAGATGAATTTACTAAAGAAAATATAATAGACTTTGATCCAACTTTTACTAAAATAAGTTGTGATTCTGATGGAAGTTTCTTTGATTTATATTTAACTAACTTTGAACCAGAAAGATATTATAGAATTTTAATTAGTTC